CCGTCGCGCGCGTTCCGGTAAGTTTTGGGAAGGCCCATGCAACCCTGAGCAGCCGTGTGCAATCTGTGCAAGTGCGGGACCGTGCAAGGACGAGACATTCCGATGATACGAGGAACGAAACCGCAATCGACCGCGTTAAAACGACTCCGCGGGAACCCTGGTCAACATCGTTTGAATGACCGGGAACCGCAACCGCCGCCGCTCGACGATTCGTTCGACGAGGTCCCGCTCGAGCTCAAAGGGTTTCCGGCGGCGATCGCGACGTGGAAACGCCTCGCGCCGATGCTCCGGCGATGCCGGCAAATCACGCAAGCGGACCGCGACGCGCTCGTCGCCCTCTGTCTCGAATGGTGGCGATACCTCGACGCGATGAAACGGATTCGGAAACAGGGACTCGTCGTCAAAACGAAAAAATCCGGGTACCCGATGCCGAATCCCTATCTCCCGATCGCGACGAAAGCGTTAGCCAATTGCGCGCGACTGTGGCCGGAGCTCGGATTGACGCCGTCCGGCCGGAGTCGGGTCAAGGTCGCGGACGGGTCCGGACCGGGTCCGGACGGCGACGCATTCTCGGAATTCGACGTCGCGCCCGGGTCGTCGCCGGGTGTACGGGCGCATTGATGCCGACACTCGAACGTGAATCTCGAGTATGCAAGCTAGCGACGCTTGTGCTCGAGAGCAATGGTCGAATCACGGTCCGATGGTCACCGCAAGTACTCCATGAGAGAACGAAGCCAGATACAAGAGAGAGCCTCAGACTACAGATGATCGCGGCGCTCTCGGAACCGAGAAATTTACCGACATCCAAATGAGAGACCATCCGATCGACGCGTACGCGCGCGCGGTCGTCGCGGGCGACTATCCGGCCGGGAAATTTCATCGTCTTGCCTGCGCGCGGCATATTCGGGACCGCGACCGGGAGGGAACGCTCGGGTTTCCGTACGAGTTCCGGCCGGAGCTCGCCGATCGGTTTTTCCGGTTCGCCTCGAGACTGAAACACTATAAAGGCGAATGGGCGGGACAGACGATTCGTCTCGAGGCGCATCAACACTTCCGTCTCGGGTCGTTGTTTGCCTGGGTCGATCCGGCGACCGGGTTCCGCCGGTTTCGGACGACGTACGACGAGGTCCCGCGGAAAAACGGGAAATCGCTCGAGGCGGCGGTCGTCGCGTTGTATCTCGCGTTTTTTGATCACGAACCCGGCGCCGAGGCGTACGTGATTGCGACGAAACGGGAGCAAGCGAAAATCGTATTCGCCGATTGTCAACGCCTCGTCTCGGCGAATCGGGAGCTCAAAACCCGCATCGAAGTCCTCGTGAACAATTTGAACCGCAAGGACTCCGCGTCGAAACTGCAACCGCTTGGCGCCGACGAGAATTCGACCGACGGGCTCAATCCGCATGCCGTCGTCATCGACGAAGCGCACGCGATGAAGGATCGCGGATTGATCGATGTGATGGAGACGGCGACCGGCGCGCGGCGGCAACCCGTCATCAAGTGGATTACGACCGCGGGCAACGACCCGACGTCGCCCTGTGGCGATCAGCATGCGTACGCCGTGCAGATTCTCGAGGGCGCGCTCGAGGACGAGACGATGTTCTGTTTCATCGCGCATGCCGACGAGGGCGACGACTGGACGGACGAGGGGACCTGGCGCAAAGCGAATCCGAATTACGGCGTCTCGGTCAAGGCGGCGGATATGCGCGCGCTCGTCACCAAGGCGATCCACATGCCCGCGGCGGCGAACGCGTTCAAACAAAAACGGCTCGACTTGTGGGTCAACGTCGACGCGCCCTGGTTGTCGATGGAGGGCTGGCGCGCGGGACAAACGGACTGGAGTCACGACGAGCTCCGCGGCGAGGCGTGTTATCTCGGGATCGACCTCTCGAGCAAAATCGATTTGACGGCGGTCGTCCTGCTGTTTCCGCCGACGGAGACGCGGCGATCGTGGCGCCTCATTCCCTGGTGTTTGACGCCGGCCGATACGCTCGAGGAACGCGCGCATCGCGACCGGGCGCCCTACCTGCTCTGGGTCGAACAAGGGTTCCTGCTGACGAACCCCGGGAACCGGATCGACCAGGACCGGGTCCTTGAGCTCGTGACGGAGGCGCGGTCGCGGTACAGCGTGCGCGGCATCGGCATCGATCCCTACAACGCGGCGAATCTGGCGACGGAGCTCGAGGCGACGGGGCTCGTCGTCGCCGAGGTCGCGCAGACGTTCGCGCAGATGTCGGGACCGGCGAAGGAATTTGAGGCGGACGTCCTCGACGGCCACGTCGACGCCGCCGGCCATCCGCTGATGACGTGGGCGATTTCGAACGTCGTCGTGCAACGCGATAACAAGGACAACATCTACCCCGTCAAGAAACGCTCGCGCGGGCGCATCGACCCGGTGATTGCGGCGCTCCTCGGGCGCAAGATGGCGACGACGGCGGTCGAGGACGCGCCGCCGCCGAACTATCAGATTTACGTGTTCGGAGGGTAACGACGATGACGACGACGCCGTCGCCGAAAAAACGCGGGCGTCCGGCGCTCGACCCGGATGGGGGCCAAAGCAAGCCGGTCTATTTGCGGTTAACGTCGAACGAATACGAGCGGATTTCTCGAGCAGCAACCGCACGACGTTTGACGATTCCTGAATGGCTACGAGAAACCCTCGGCGCAATCAAAAGAGATTCGGCTGAATAGGGTGCTTCGTACGACGGGTCCACAATTCCCAGCAAGCGCGCCTCGCGCCCCAAAGAGCTGGCGGCGTACGACTCTTTTCGCGATTGCATGTCGCGCAAACCCAACGAACATTTACAGCATAGTACGGAGGCTGGCTCGGGTCGACGATATCCAGGGTGATATCGGCCAATCCGTGGCCCATGTCCTTGAACATGTGTCCACAGTACGTGCAACTGTTGTCGTAGCTATGCTGAGCGTCATGGATCATTCGGTCGTCGTACCAACCGTATTGCTCGATGAGCGTTTGAGGACTATATCGAAACTTCGCAGCATGAAGCCGTCTCGTGCCCCGGATCTTCCCTGCCCAACGATTGATTTGTTTGCGAGTGTCACGACGGCTCTGTTCACAGCCAATACAGATTGCCCTATACCGGCTTGCGAGATGTGCATATCTCGCATGATTCTTTCCGAAGAAGTGTTCAACCTCAAAACAACCGCCGCATAGTGGACATTGCTTGATTGCCATTCGTTGCGCCGGTTGGAGTGAAGCACGAAGCATTCGGAAAGACAATTTTTGTGGGACACAAATCAATTTCGATTGCAAAAATTGACAATTGACCGGCTCATGCGTGCAGAGTGATTGCACTCCGGCCATGACCCGCGCCTATTCCGTCCTCCACGTCAAGGCGCTCGACGAAGCGACGCGGACGATTGCCGGCGTCGCGTCGACGCCCGAACCCGATCGCCGCGGGGACATTCTCGAGCCGCTCGGCGCGACGTTTTCGAATCCGATTCCGCTCCTGCTGCACCATGACAAGGAACGGCCGGTCGGGACGGCGACCCTGGCCCGAGACGTGGCCGGGATTACGTTTGAGGCGACGTTCGCGACGGTCGACACGCCCGGGCCATTGCGGGACCGCGTCGACGAAGCCTGGCAATCCGTGGTCGCGAAACTCATACGCGGCGTCTCGATCGGATTCCGGCCGCTCAAAAACGGCCTGAAATTTCTCAAGGACGGCGGGATGCATTTCACGGCGACCGAGGTCGTCGAACTCTCGCTCGTCACCGTCCCGGCAAACGTCGACGCCACGATCCTCAAAATCAAATCGCTCGATTCGGCACACCTGGCCGCGTTCGGCCCAACCCCGTCCGGCGTTTCGGACCCGCGCCTCAAGGTGCGTGTAATGGCAAAGCAAACCGCAACGGAACAAATCGCGACCTGGGAAGCGACCCGGAAAACGAAGGACGACAAGAAAAACGATCTGATGCAGGCGGCCGTCGATGCCGGCGTCACGCTCGACGCCTCGCAATCGGAGGACTACGACAACCTCGTCGCCGAACTGAAATCGATCGACGTCCATCTCGAGCGGCTCCGCGGCCAGGAGGCGTACGAGAAAACGCTCGCAGCCGCCGTCGTCTCGCCCGTCGTGACGCCGGTCAGTCGGCCCGTCATCACGGTCAAGGCGAACGTCCCGCCCGGGACGGCGTTCACCCGCGTCGCGATCGCGAAGCTCGCCACCAAGGGCGACTCGTATGCGGCGATCGAGTACGCGAAGCAGTGGGAGGATTCGACGCCGGAGGTCGGGCTGTACTTGAAGGCGGCCGTCGCCGCCGGCAACACGACGAGCTCGACGTGGGCGGGGCCGCTCGTCCAGGTGCAGAACATCGCGGCGGAATTTCTCGAGCTCCTCCGGCCGGCCACCATCCTCGGCAAGATTCCCGGACTCCGACGCGTCCCGTTCAACGCGCAAGTCCCCGTCCAGACGGCCGGTGGCACCTACGGGTGGGTCGGCCAGGCGAAGCCGAAGCCGGTGACGGCGCTCGCGTTCTCCACCACGCGCCTAAACATCAGCAAGGCGGCCGGGATCATCGTGTTAACCGAGGAACTCGTCCGGACCTCGACGCCCTCGGCCGAGGCGATCGTCCGCGCCGACATGATCGCCGGGATCGCCGCGTTTCTCGATACGCAGTTCATCGATCCGGCGGTCGCCGCGGTCGCGGACACGAACCCGGCGTCGATCACCAACGGGCTCACGCCGATCACGTCGACCGATGACGCGCTCGTCGATCTGCATGCGTTGTTAGCGGCGCTCTCGGCGGCGAACGTGCCGCTTGCGGGCGTCACGCTCATCATGAGCGAGACGAACGCCCTCGGGATGGGGATGCTCCGGGATGCGATGGGGAACCGGATGTTCCCGAACATCGGCCCGACGGGCGGGAGCGCGGAGGGCATCAACATCGTCACCAGCAACGCGGCCGGGACCAACGTCATCGCCCTGCAACCGTCGGCGGTCCTCTATGCCGATGAGGGCGGCGTGATGATCGACGTCTCGCGCGAGGCGTCGGTGCAGATGGACTCGGCGCCGGCCAGTCCGGCGGATGCGACGACCGTGCTCGTCTCGCTCTGGCAACACAACCTCGTTGGCCTCCGGGCCGAACGGTGGATCAACTGGGTCCGCGGCCGCGATGCCGCCGTCAAGTACGTCTCGGGCGCCAACTACGCGCCGGTCGTCGGGACGCTGATGACGGCGACGCGGAGCGGCGGCGGCGACGCGGCGAAAACCGCGGCCGCGCGTTCATCGAGCGCACGGGCGTAAACGGAACGAGGGCGCCGCCGATGAGACTGCTCGGCTACGAGGTCACCGTCACCAAGGCGGCGCCCGTCCTCAAACCGTTGTCCCCGGTGCCCTGGTGGAGCCAGGCGCGGTCGTGGACGCCGCTCGTCGTCCGCGAACCCTATACGGGCGCCTGGCAGGAGAACGTGGAGCTCCGGCCGGAGAACGCGCTCGCCTACTTCGCCGTGTTTGCCTGCGTCACGTTGATTGCCTCGGACATTGCCAAGCTGCAACTGCGGCTCGTCGAACAGGACGACGATGGCATCTGGCACGAGACGAGCAACCCCGCGTATTCGCCGGTCCTCCGCAACCCGAACCGCTACCAGACCACGATCAAGTTTCTCGAGCGGTGGATGGTCAGCAAACTCGTTGCCGGGAATACGTATGTGCTCAAACAACGCGACGCACGCGGCGTTGTCGTCGCGTTGTACGTCCTCGATCCGGCATGCGTGACGCCGCTCGTTGCGCCCGACGGGTCCGTCTACTACCGACTGACGCGCGAGGATCTCTCCTGGATTTTCGATGACGGGACGACCGAGATCACGGTCCCGGCGAGCGAAATCATTCACGACCTCATGGTCCCGATGTTTCATCCGTTGTGCGGCGTGTCGCCGTTGTTTGCGTCGGCGGCCTCCGTGCTCCAAGGGAAGAACATCCAGACGAACGCGTCATTGCTGTTCGCCAATGGCTCGCGTCCCGGCGGCATTCTCACGGCGCCGACGGAAATCTCCCAGGCGCAAGCGGCGGAGATGGGCGAACGCTGGCACGCTGCGTTTGGCGGCGCAAATCAAGGCAAGACGGCCGTCCTCGGGCTCGGGCTGAAATACGAGGGCCTGTCGATCAGCCCAGTCGACGCGCAACTGATCGACCAGCTCAAATATACGGCCGAGACCGTGTGTTCGGTCTATCACGTCCCGGCGTACCTGGTCGGCATCGGGCCGCCGCCGCCGTATCAGGGGCCGTCGCCGCTCGTCCAGTTGTATTACTCCGAATGTCTGCAATCGCTGATCGGGTCGCTCGAGGCATCGCTTGATCGCGGGCTCGAATTTCCGCGGCCGTCGATCGGGGTCGAGCTCAATGTCGACGACCTGCAGTGGATGGACGCCGACGCGCGGACGAAGGCGGCGATTGAGGCGATTGCCGGCGCCCTCATGTCGCCGGACGAGGCGCGACAGAAGTACTTCGGCCTGGGTCCGGTCAAGGGCGGCGACTCGCCGATGGCGCAACAGCAGTACTACTCGCTCGCCGCGCTCGCCGAACGCGACCAGGACAAGCCGTTTGCGAAACCGACCGCCGCGACGCCGCCGGCCGCGCCGGACCGCGTCGACGACGAGGACGACGACGAGCTCGAGACGGACGCGCTCCGCGCGACGTTCGCCTTGCATCTCCGGGACGCGCTCCGGGAGGGATGACGCGATGACCGAACCCGAAGTCGCCGCGGTGACGAAGGTCCTCGCCGACGTGATTCGCGAGGTCGTCCGGGGCGCG